TCAGCTTCGGATATTCAATCGACAAGATGGAAGAGCGCGGAGATGACTTCGTAGCAACCCGATGGTCGCCTTACGAAGTCAGTGTGGTCTCTATACCTGCTGACCCTACGATTGGAATCGGCAGGTCTCTAACTGATGAGACCGTTGTTCAAGCGGCCCCAGCCGCATCACCAGCACCTGAACCTGAAATGGAAAAGACTCCAGATCTGGAGGTGATCCGGTCCGAGGCCGTCGAGGCCGAGCGTACCCGCATCGCCGCCATCAGCGCACTGGGCGACAAGCACCAGATGCAAGACCTGGCACGTGAACTGATCGATGGTGGTCGCACCATTGATGAAGCTCGTGCTGCTGTCCTCGAAAAACTCGGCACTCAACCCGTGGAACAAGTCATTCGTTCTGCTGACGTCACCTCTAACGACGTTGGCCTCTCCGATAAGGAGACCCGTTCGTTCAGCTTCGCTCGTGCGCTGAACTATCTCGCCAACCCCAGCGACAGCTCTGCTCGTCGTGCTGCCGAGTTCGAGATCGAGGTCGGTAAGGCTGCTGCTCAGAAATATGAGCGCGCTTCTAACGGCATCGTGATTCCTAACGAGGTGCTGCGTCGTGATCTGGTGGTGGGTACTCCTACCGCTGGCGGCAACCTGGTGGCTGATGAGCTGCTGTCCGGCTCGTTCATCGATCTGCTGCGCAACCGTCTGGCACTGGCTCAGGCTGGCGTAACCATGCTGACCGGCCTGCAGGGCAACATCAGCATTCCCCGTCAGACCTCTGCTGCTACTGCCTACTGGGTGGGCGAGAACGCTTCTCCGACCGAGAGCCAGCAGGCAATCGATCAGGTGAACATGACCCCCAAGACTGTGGGTGCTTATGTCGACTACAGCCGTCGTCTGCTGCTGCAGTCCTCGATCGACGTTGAGGGCATGATCCGTAATGATCTGGCTCGCGTGATCGCTCTTGAGCTTGACCGCGCTGCCATCTACGGCACCGGTTCCAGCAACCAGCCCCTGGGTCTGACCAACACCACCGGCATTGGCAGCCAGACCATTACCACCTACGGCACTTTTGCTGAGTACATCGGCATGGAAACCGATGTGGCAACTGCAAACGCTGATGGTGGCAGTCTGCGTTACATCATCAACGCTGCTGCTCGCGGTGCGCTGAAGTCGACCGCTAAGGATGCCGCTGCTGTGGCTGCTGGCTTCGTGTTCGAGGATGGCGAGATCAACGGTTACCCCGTGATCGTGTCCAACCAGCTCCAGAACAACGACGCTCTGTTCGGTGACTTCTCCATGATGATCATGGGCATGTGGTCCGGTCTGGATCTGACCGTTGATCCTTACGCTGGTGCTACTGCTGGCACCGTCCGCGTGATTGCTCTGCAGGACGTGGATGTGGCTGTGAAGCAGCCTGGCGCCTTCTGCCTCGGCACCTGATCATGAGGATCGAGATCCTGCGTCAAGTCATGATCTCGGGGGAGCCGGTTAGCGCCGGCTCCTTTGTCGAGGTCAGTGATGCTGACGGCAATCTGTTGGTTGGTAGCGGTAAGGCCGTTGTTGCCCCTGCCGCTGAGAAGCCCGTACCTGTCGAGGTGACGGAAGAGCCGAAGCCGGTGAAGCCGGTGCGTAAGGCTGCCAAACCCGCCCCTTCTACTGAGGACTGATCATGGCTATTCTTTCTACCGGTCTGGAAAAGCTCCAGCACTTTGCTCTGGCTCCTACTGCTCAGCGCACTGCCAACCTGAACGGCACTGCTGTTGACATGAACGATTACGAGGGCGACCTCGTGATCATCCTTGATGTTGAGGCTGGTGGCACTTCGACCCTGGATGTGAAAATCCAGTCGAGCGATACCTCTGGTGGTAGCTACACCGATGTGACCACCGTGTTTAACCTTGACGGCACTGAGCAGGCTTCTGCTGCTGTGGCGTTTGCTCAGGTGAGCACCTCTGCTGACAAGCAGTATCTGGTGTTCCCCAAGGGTGCTGCTAAGCGTTGGATCAAGGCTGTGTCGACCACCTCGACTTCGACTCACACCTACTCCATCAACGGCGTGGGTGCCAAGAAGTACGGCTGATAGGCGTACACACTGAGCCCTGGGTTGCTTCGGCGATCTGGGGCTTTATGCTGTTTGCATGGCATTCACCGAAGACCTGAGTGTGTTTCTCGCTGATTTCGGCGTTCCGATTTCGGCCGGGTCTGCGAGTGGGCTGGGGATTTTGGATATGCCAAGCGAGATGATCGCTGACGGCGTGGTGATGACCACTGATTACAAGGTGACCTGTCTGGCAAGCTTGTTTGGTGATTTGCAATATGGCGCTGGCGTCAACGTTGATGGGCTGCCATATACGGTGCGCAATGTTGAGTTGCTTGATGACGGGAAGTTTTGCGATCTGATGCTGCAGCGCAGTGCGACACCAGTGCTTGCTGCAGTGTCGCCTGCAGTGCTTGATGGCGATGGAGCGGATACAGAAAGCGTGGTTATCCTTGATGGAGGCGGTCCTGCGACCGTTTATGTCGACGGTAATGTTCTTGACGGCGGAGCGCCATGAGCGACACGATCACCCGATTCAAGCTTCGTAACGGGACTGCGGCCGCATGGACTGCAGCGAACCCGGTGCTGCTGGCGGGTGAGGTGGGATTTGAGAGCGATACGCGCAAGTTGAAGTTGGGCGATGGAGCAACGGCTTGGAATTCGCTGTTGTACGTACAGGGTTATGACAACCCGACATTTACAACGCTTGCCGTTACTGGTGTAGCGACTCTTCCGCATATTCATGGCGCAATTGCTGGCGCTGTTTATATTCACTGTCGCAATGGCACTGCGGGGACACTGGCGAAGGGTACGCCTGTTTATATCACGGGCAATGTCGGCGATACAGCGAATGTGATTGTGGCGGCCGCTGATGCTTCAAATTTGGCAAAGATGCCAGCGATTGGGATCCTCGACCAAGCGTTGGCTGCTGGTGCTGACGGGCATGTGGTGATTTCGGGTGAGATCACGCAAATGGACACAAACGGCTATGCGGTTAATTCTGCTTTATATGTTGCAAACGGCGGTGGATTTACGACAACTGCTCCGACAAACAAGCAGCCGATTGGTCGGGTGACGAGGGGGAATAGCAATACGGGGGCTTTGGTTGTGATGGGTCCGGGCGTGGTGTTGTAGCGATGAACATGGACCGGGACACCTTCAAGAATTGGGTCAAGGTCATGCAGGCGCTGGAGGAAGCCGGGAAGACGGACAGTTATATTTATTATCGAGCGAAATCAATTGTGACCAAGCAGGTCGATCCTGGCGCGTTTGGTCCGCTTCCGAAGCGAGGATTCAATGACCACTAAGCGCGAACAGATTTTGAGCGCGATTGCTACAGCGCTTGCGACGACTGCGGGAGTTAGCGGCCGCGTGTATCGGAGTCGAGTGACTGCGATGCAGCGTGCCGAGTCACCTGCGATCGTGATCGAGCCGATTAGCGATACGCCAACGCAGAACACCAGTTTGCCGACGCTGGATTGGCGGATGCGTGTGCGGGTGACTGTGATTGTGCGCGGCGATGTACCGGATCAGCTTGCGGATCCGATTATTGAGAGCATGCACGCAAAGATGGTCGCTGATTTGACGTTAGGAGGTTATGCGATTGACGTGCAGCCAGACGAAGTGACGTACAACATGCTGGACGCCGATCAGCCTGCGGGTGTAATTTTCAATGATTATATTGTTCAATATCGCACTAGTGTTGCGAGTTTGGCGACGTAGAGTCTGATAAGCCACCGGATTTACAGTGATTGATGAGTTTCAAGGGCAAGGTGGCTCGTACATCCTTGACCCCGAGACAGGCATCCGCACTCTCGTTAAGCGGACGCTGCCACCTGTTCCACAAGAGGTAATTTCCAATGCCCCTTCTAACTCGGAAACGTCTGATCCTTCTGGAGACAGAGGCGACGTACGGGACGGATCCCACTCCGACCGGCGCCGACGCCGTTCTGGTTCGCGATCTGAATATCACTCCTCTGCAGAGTGATGTTGTCAGCCGTGATCTGATTCGCCCTTATCTGGGTGCGTCTCAGCAACTGCTGGCTAACACTCGTGTTGAGTGCACCTTTAGCGTTGAATTGGCTGGTTCTGGTGCTGCTGGTACCGCTCCTCGCTATGGCAAGGCTCTGCTTGCTTGTGGCATGAGCGAAACCATCGTGGCCACTACCAGCGTGACCTATGCGCCCGTCAGCGCAAGTTTTGGTAGCTGCACCATCTATTACAACATCGATGGCCTGCTGCACAAAGTGACTGGCGCACGCGGCACTTTCACGCTGAATTTAGCCGTTGGTGAGATTCCCACCATTGATTTCACTTTCACTGGTGTATACAACGCTCCCACTGACACCGCAGCTCCTTCGGTCACCTACGCCGATCAAGCTAACCCGGTAGTTGCCAAAAACGGCAACACGACTGGGTTTGAACTGCTTTCTTATAGCGGCTGCCTGCAGTCATTGACCTTCGATGTAGGCAACACTCTGGTGTACCGCGACTTGATCAACTGCACCAAGCAAGTGCTGCTGACCGATCGTGCCAGCACTGGCAGTGTGACCATCGAAGCGCCAACCATTGCGCAGAAGGACTATTTCACTGCTGCGCTTGCTGACGGCGCGCTTGGCAACCTGCTGTTCCAGCACGGCCAGACCGCCGGCAACATCGTTGATTTTGTCTCCACCAAGGTCGACATCGGCGATGTGAGCTACAGCGATCAGGATGGCATCCACATGCTGACCATCCCATACACCTGTGTGCCTAGCACCGCAGGTAACGATGAGTTCAGCCTGGTCTACACTTGATCTGGATGCAGACGGATGAGGAGGGCCGCTAATGCGGCCCTTTTTTATTGGGTGTATGCTGTTGGAGTATCGCGTGCATTACGCATGGCATTTGTTCGTAAAAAAGTTAAGGTCTTTTCTTGGCCTGTGTCGATTGAGG